GGCCGGATGGCGCTTCGTGCCGGTCTCGGTGGTGACGGTATCGCCCTCGGCGCCGATGATCGCTTGCGAGCGGCGCACGGTGCCCACGGCGAGACAGTATTGCTCGACCACGGGCAGATCCTCGCGGGTGACCGTCCGGCGGGTCTTCAACCCCGGCCAGATCCTTTTCCATTCCGCCTTCGCCTCTTCGGGAAGCCAAGTCGGGGCCGGGGGAATGCGAGACAATCCCCCCTCAATCGCTGTTAATTCTGGCTTTCGTCCGCGCATTGTACACCTCGGAATTGTTCAATTCTTCGCACTCACGAATGAAACGACCCACACGGTCTTAAGGCGCCCCTCGGAAATTCTTCACCCCCCCCGGGTGTCACCAGACCCAGCCGCCGACGCGGTAGAGGTCCAGGCCATCGAAGGCCCCAGGCAGCAGGGAAACCCGGCCATCGGTCCAGGTCTCGCGGTTGTCGTAGCTCTCGGACACCGCGCGGCAGATGGCTTGCCGGATGGGCTCGGGCACGGCGTCGGGCTCGGTGCCGTAGCCCGCCACGAAGTCCACCATCACACCGTCATAGGTCGGTCCAAGTTTGGGCATACCCTCATCCCCAGGCAGGATCACGCCCACGTCTCCGGCCTTCAGGTGGTAGCCGGTCAAGGTCTGCTCGGTGTCGTCGGTGTCGGTATAGGTCACCACCACGGAGACCACGGGCAGCAGGGGCAAGCGGATGCCGTCGCGGGGGAAGCGGTCCAGGGTCAAGCGCCAGGTCTGATGGATCAGGCACCGGCCCAGGTATCCGTCCTTGCCGTCCAGACTGGACACGGCGGCCTTGATCTTGCGGAGGATGTCGGCTTGGTCGGGGGGATCGTCGCCCACCCGAAGGTGGTCCCAGACTTCCGCCTCGGTGATGGGTAGGGCGGCGGGGCCGGTTACCATGGTCAATGTCATGCGGTCTTTCCTCTCTCTCTATCCGAAGACCTTGGCGCACTCCGCCGCGACCTTGCGGCGCTCTTCCTCTGTTGGGGGGCCGGATCGGCGGATAACCTCTCCGAACGTCCCCGCCTTCCTCGCTCCCGTCCCGTCTTCACCACCGAAGGGGTTCGTCTTCTTGAGGAAATCCATTCTCCCTTCCAGGGCGAGCCAGATCCGGGGAACCGGGGTGGTCATGGCTTGCGCGTCCGACCACCCAAGCCAACCCGTGGCGTACTGGTAGGTGTCCCGCCAGTAATCGCCCAGGGTCAGCCGTTTCCCTCCTCGCTCTCCTGGTTCTCGTCACCCTCGTTGTCATTGCCGGGTTTGTCGGCAGTGCCCTGGAAGCCGTGGGCCATCCACATCAAATACTTGCATGTGTCGGCGGCCACCTCCGCCCGGTCCTCCAGGGGAAGGGCCATGAGGGTGGTGGACAGGTCCTTGATCTCCGGGGGCTTCACCCGGTCCTGGGAACAGGACAGCAGGACCCGGGCCGTGGTGGCGCGGTTGAGCTTGGAGACCAGGGCGGCGGCCTCCATGGGGGAGTTGAACGCCCCTTCGATGGCGTCGGCCTTCTCCAGGGTGGGAAGAAGGGCATAGTCCACGCCGTCGACGGTCACGGTGACGGGCCGGGCGTCCTTGAGGTAGGCGGTTTTCTTGGCGTTCTGGGCCATGGGCTGTTGTCCTTCCAGGGTTAGGAACTGGTCTTGGCGACGCGGACCAATTCGGTAATCCCGATCTCGGTCTGGCACCCAATAACGCTGTTCACGTCGTTCAAGACTTCCTGGTACTGGGCCACCACGCCCCGGAAATATCGAATGGTCGGGGTGGGGGTAGAACCCGAGGACGGCGTGTTGTTGAACACCACCTTGAAGTTGTACTTGCTGTCATCGTCCAAGGCGGTGAGGAGGGCGGCTTGCCCTGTGTCGTCTTCATCCCAATGCAATTCCGGGGTGATCCGACCGTAGGAGTAGGAGCCCTTCACCATGTCGGTCTTGCGCTGGTTCAGGCTGTTGGTCTCGATAATCTGGTATTGCTTGCCGAAAGCCCCGAGGGTCCGAAGTTCACCGATCTCGGTGTAGGTGTCGGCCTCGAATTGGGTCTGATTGGCGGCGGCGGTGGTGGTGCCAATGTAGAGCTTGGCGCCCGCCGAAGTGGTCTGTCCCATGGGGAACTCCTTTATGACGTAATGAGGGCTTCGTAGGTGGCGCGTCCAATCCGAACGCGTCGGTCAATGTCCCGGTCGGTCGAGGATCGAACCAATCGGGTGATGGCGTTGGTCCCGCTCGTCATGGGAAGCTTGCGGTTGTGCAACGCGGTCTTGATGGCGGTCAGGTCCGCTTCGATCCCCAGGGCGCTCGTGTCCTTCCGCCAGAGGGTCAGGTACAGGGTGACGCGCTCGTGTTCGGTGGACAGTCCGTCCTCGGGGACGGTCATGGTGGTGTCGAGGACCACATAGGGCAGGGCCGCGCCCTGGGGCACCTCGTCATAGACGGGGATGCCCAGGGCGGCCCGAAGGGTCGTGATCACGGCGGTTTGAAGGGCGGCGCTCATGCCTCCATCTCCACGGCGATGATTTGGCGGTAGGCCTCCCGGCGGGGCGGGGGGGCTTCACGGATGTTCAGGGTCCGGCCCTCCCAGACCAGTTGATGGGTGGGGCTCACGGCCACGTTCCGGCGGACCCAAATCCGATAGGTCTGGTTCGCGGTGACGGCCATGTTGGCCACGGCCTCGGTCCCGCGCAGGGGCTCGACGCTGGCCCATTCGGTGGACAGGTCGGCCATGCCGCCCGGAATGGTGCCCCCATAGCCGTCGTCGATCTCGGAAGGCCCCTGGATCGTGATCCGCTGGTCCAGCTTGCCGGGCTTCATGGCTTGCCCCCGTTCCATGGGTGGTTGGGGTCCAGGGGGCGCCCGTTCACGTCACAGCCCTTCACCGGGCCCTTGCCCTTCCTGTTGCCAAAGCCGCCGTCCGCCCCCGCCGTCTTGGCGGAATGGCATCGGCGGTGAACCCATTGGAGGTTGGACGGGGCGTCGGTGCCGCCCTCGGCTCGGGGAATGATGTGGTCCAGGTGCATCCCCGGTACCCAGGGGGCGCCGCAGATGGCGCAGGGGGTCTTCGGCATGGTCGCGCGCAGCTTCCGCCAGTCGGTGCCATAGCCCCGTTCCGAAGCGGTGGGGCGCGTGTCACGCTCGCGGCCCTGGCCACAGGGGCAGGTGACCCCGGCGGCGACCTTGCGGCGGCAGTAACTACAGATGCGGGCGGGGCGGGTCATCGCCGGGTCACCCTGTCGAGGGTCCGCGCCACGGCGTCCCGGATGCGCTTCTTCGCCCATTCCTTGTTGGCGTCCCAGGCCCGTTCGATGAAATGCAGGGCGGGCAAGGGCGGAACCGTGATGGGGTGCTCCAGCGGCTTCCCGTCATAGTGGGTGATGGTTCCGCCCTGGGTGCCGTGCTCCAGCCAATAGGCCTTGAAGAACTGCATCAGATCCTTCCGGGCGGAGGGCGAAATCTTCTTCTTTCCGGTGTCCGTCCTGGTGGCGAAGGGGCTCCCGGTGCGGCGGGATTGGATCATTGCCCCCCGGGCGCCCGGCCCCACGTAGACGGCCAGCCGGTCGGGGGAGAACTTCGCGGCGACCGACCGTTTCAAGTCGCCCTCGTCCTCGGGGGCATTGGCGATGATGTCCAGGCGAACGGCCTCGGCGCTTTCGGCGATGGCGTCCTTCACCTCCGCCGTCATTTCGTCGGGCAGGCGGCGCAGAACACGGCGAACCCGGGAAACGCCAGACAGGCCGGATCTTCGGGCGCTCATCCGAAGATTTCCTTCATCGCTTGGTCCACGGCGCCGTCCATGGCCTCGGTGGGCAGGACTCCGAACTGGTCCCGGGCCTTCCGGTCCATCGCGGCTTCCCGTCGATCCAGGGTCCGCAGGTTCTTGAGGAACTTCGCCTTCGCCTTTTGGATGACCCGGCGGGCGTGGCGGTTCGGCGCGGCCTCCATGTCCCTGTCCAATTTGGACAAGGTGGCGGCGGCCTCCGCGTCGAGGCGGGCGCGGGCCTCGCTCATGTGGTCCCGAATCATCTGGTCCATCTCTTGGTCGTGGCTGATCCGCCACTCCAAATCCGTATCGGTCATGCGCTTTTCCCTTCCCGGGCTGGTCCGGTTTCGCCAATCAGGCGGATGGTCTTCGCCTTGTCCGGATACTCGGCCACCGTGATGGTCCGGGCGCCGTTGGCGTCGATGGTGGTTTCTTCCAGGTCGCCCCCGATGCACATCAACAGGCCATGCTTGCGCGCGATCTTCTGTTGAACCATGGCCAGGGCAATGGCTTGATCACGGGTCACGTCCAGGGGATAGGCCCGGGCTCCCAGGGTCGGGGCCATGGTCCACCCCATACCGAAAGGAAGCGCCCGCACCGGGTCCTTCGCCCGCATGCGGTAGAAGCGGAACAGGATGGGGCCGACCTCGTCCCACCCGGCCAAGGTCACTTCCACCCCCTGATGGGCGAAGACGGCGTCGGGGACCCGCCCCACTAAGTCCCATAGGTGCATGTAGGCGGAATGCACGTCGTCGTTGATCTCGATCGCCTTCTTCAGGATATCGCCCACAACCCCAAGGCCCCGCGTGCTAATGGCCATGCCGTTGGCCACATGGACCTTGGTTTGAAGGATGGCGGGGGCTTTTCGGACATATCCGACCGTGTCGGTGTAGATCACCACCCGGTCGTCGGTCAGAAGGGTGTTGCAAACGCTCATTGGAGGGCCTCCTGGATCATGGCGGCGGTTTCGGGGTCGGACAGGGCGTCCTCGGGGAAGTCCTCGCAGGCTTCCGCGAGGGCTCCGGCCAGGTCTCCGGCGATCCGGTCGGCGAAACGCTCGTAGTCCCGGGCCACCCTCTGTTGCTCGTGGAAGGCCTCCGTCCTGGTCCGCTCCGCCTGGCGCTCGGCCTCGGTTCGGGCGTCCATTTGCTCGGTGAGCCCCCGGTTGGCGTCCCACAACTCCCTCAGACGTTCGGCGTTCTCCGCGTAGAGGGGGCCAAGGCGTTCCTGCCAGCGGGCATCCTCGGCCAGCAGGTCGGCCATGCGGTCCTGTCCGCCCAGGCGGAGTTGAAGAACGTCGTTCTGGAGTTGCATGGTCGCCAGGGTGTCGGCGGCGGCATCAACGTAGCGATTGGCTTCCACGGTTCCCTTGGACCGGGACTCGGCGGTTCGGTCCACGGCGGCGGCCAAGGCGGCTTCGGCGTCGGCGGTGGCGGCGGCGATGTCGGCGGCGTCGGCTCCGGCGGCGGTGGCGTCCTCGATCACCTTCATTCGGGCTTCGTGGGCTTTCCGGGCCTTCTCCATGGGGGTGAGGAGGTCATCCTGTAGCTTGCCGAAGGCGTCCAGGGCCTTGGTGTGGGCTTCGGTTTCGGCGCGGGCCTTGCGCTGGGCTTCGGATTGGTTCTCCAGAAGGGTGTCCATCCGGGCCATTTCCGCTTCGTTCATGCGGAGCAAGTCGAGTTGTTCTTTCAGCCGTTTCATGGCGTCCGGCCCTCGGACCCGTCCGCCTTCGATCTGGCCCTCGATCCTGGCGATTTGGTCGGCGACGGCCTGGGGGGCGTTGGTGATGACATCCAAGGCTTTCGCGGCGCCCATCATTTCCTTGGCGATGCCCTGGGACAGGCCCAGGCCCTCGTCCAGCTTCACCAGGAAGCGGTCCCATGAGCTCGACAAGGCCCCCGACGCGCGTTCGATGTTCTGGGGGATGGCCGCGAACAGCTTGTCGGCTTCGTCGGAAACCCGCAGAAGGGCGGTGAAGACCCGGTCGGCGGATAGCTCGCCCTCCTTGCCCATCTCGCGAAGCTTGCCGATGGACACGCCCAGTTCGGCGGCCAGCAGTTCGGCGAGCTTGGGCATATTTTCCAGAATGGAACGCAACTCGTCGCCCTGGAGTTTCCCCGAGGCGAGGGCCTGCCCCAACTGCATGGACCCGGCGGCCATCTCCTGGGTGGATGCCCCGGAGACCACGCCCAATTCCTGGACGGTTTGGATCAGCCGAACCACGTCCCTGTTGGTCGCCCCAATCTGCTTCGCCGCGATCCCGAAGCGGACGAAGGCCCCCGTGGTGTCCGCCATGGCCGCGCCCGTTTTCGTGGACACGGCGGCGAGGTCGTCATAAACGGTCTTGGCGCTTTCCAGGCTTCCGGTCGCGGCGGAAATCTTGCCCACGGCCCGGGTGTACTCGTCGCCGGCCTTGGCGATGGCGTTAACGGCGGCCCCCACGGCAACGGCGGTGGCGCCGATGGCGAGGCCATGACGGCGGAACGCGCCTTCCACGCTGGAAGTGATGCGCCGCATGGTCGTATCGTAGTCCCCCATGCGACGACGGGTTCGATCCTCGAAGTCGTCGACTTGGTCGCCCGCGCGGCGAAGCTCCATCCGAAGGCGGGTGGTATCGGCCTCAAGCCGGAGTAGAATGTCTTCGATTTGCGCCATGCATTGGACCCTTCAAGTGGAGCCCCGGGCGGGGGGCTTGGGTTGGGACCGGAAGGCGATCCCCGCCCGGGGTGATCCGCCCCGAAGGAGCAAGGGGCGGATGTGAGGGCGGCTTAGGGGACCGGCGCCAGATGCGGGCGACCCAGGACCACCACGGCGGAGGCGGCGATACTGGTTCCCCCGTTCTTGGTTAGGACCACGCGCACGTAACGCGAGCCCCCCGCATAGCCGACGCGCTCCACGCTGTTTTCGGCCAGGGTGGCGGAGAAGGTGCCCACCATGTCGGTGTCCGCCACGTCGGCCCAGGTGGTGCCGTCGTCCGAGTCCTGGAGTTTGGCCGTGAAGTCCCCGGCGGAGACGATGGCCCCCGTCTGGACCAGGGCCATCGCCGAACCGAAGTTGTTGGTGTCCACGGTCTCGCCCGTCACGGTGGCGGCCTGGACGGCGGGGCGGACGCTCTCGAAGGCGCCCAGGTTGTTGCGCAGATCTCGCATGGGGGTGCCTCCTTACGCCGCGATCTTCTGGAACTTGATGGCCTCGGAGTTCGCCAGCCCGGCCCCCACGCGCTTGTAGGCGTAGAAGAGCGTGTTCGGCTTGTCCGTGAGGTTGTCGCGGACGAACCGGAGCCCCAGCTTGTCGACGATCAAATATCCGCGCTTGAAATCGCCGAAGGCGATGGGCATGGCGTTGGCCGCGATGTCGGGCATACTTTCATCGAACTCGACCGGGTAGCCGAGAAGACTGTTTGGCGCCCCCGCCGTCATGCCGGTTCGCCAGATGTATTGCCCTTGACTGTCCTTCAACTGGTCCAGGGCGTTCGCCGTGTTGGAATTCAGCAGGAAGGTGGCACCCTTCCGGTAGGGCTTGCGCAGGGACCAGACCAGATTCTTCAACCCATCGGCGGTGATGGCGGACGCGGCCCCGGACTTGACGAACTGCATGGTTCCCCAGGCCCGGGTGGCGTCGGCGGTCGCGGCGGTGGGGTAGGAGAACAACCCGGCGGGACGCTTGGGCGTGTTCGCGTCGGAGATGAAGGCCGCGCCCTCGGCCCGGACGAACTTGTCGGCGATCTTGCCTTCCAGCCAGGCGCCCAGGTTGATCCCGGAATCGTCCAACATCCTCTGGGTCACGGGGACGTTGGCGTAAATCTCTCGGAGGGGAACCCTAAGCATGTCGATATCCAGGGTCGAAGTCGTGGGACGGCTTTCCCGTTCCCCCACCCAAGTGGCGTCCAGGTCGTCGAGGTCCCAGGGCTCCACCCACTCGTCGCCCTTGGTGATGGTCTCCGTCCGGCACAGGGTGCGCATGGCCGTTTCATCGTGGACACGCTTCTGGATGGTGGTCGACACCTCGGGCAGGATCAGATAGCCGCCCTCGGGGTCCGATCCGGTCCACATCGCGCGAACCTCGGAGAAGGCCCCATGGTCGCCCGTGCGGGCGAAGGACGCGATGGCCCGGTATTCGCGGTCGGTGGCGTTGTCATTGGACCCGGCCAGCCCGATCCGGCCCATGCGGGCTTCCAGCCTGTCGGCGCGGGCGCGCTCTTCCTTCAGGTCCTTTTCCAGGGCGGCCATGCGGGTTTCCATGGTGGTGTCGGCCCGGGTCTCGGGGGTCTTCGTGCCGTCCTCGGGCGCGGCGCCGTTCTCGTCTTCGGGGTCCATGCGGCCCTCCTTCGTGGTTGCCGCGCGCGCGGCGGGGGTGACACCCTTGGAATCCCAAGGGTTAGAGGCTCGAACCTCGGTGATCCGGGCCTTGTGGTTGCTGGGTAGGGTGACCAGGGAGATCTCCCCCAGGTCCGCGTCGGTGATCCGGCGTCCGCCCCCGGCCCGGGCCTCGTCCTTGCGGCGGAGGAAGCCAACGGACAACCCGGTGACGGCGCCCGCCTTCATGAGGGCATGGGCTTCCCGCCCGGCGACGGTCTCCAGGATCAGGCGCCCCCGGACATGCAACCCGGTGGCGTCTTCCTTGATCTCCGTCCAGACCCCGACGGGTCGGTCGGGATCGTGGCCCCACAACATGGGCGGCGAGGTCCCCGCGGCGCGGTGCTCTTCCAGGGAGCGAGCGAAAGACCCCGTGACAAATTCGGTACGGTAGGAGTCCATCACCCCATAGGCGGACGCGGTCCCCGAGAAGGTCCCGGCATCGGCGTCCACGGTCGGGGTGAAGCGAACCTCCAGGGCCTCAAGCATGGCGGGCCATCCGGCGGGCGCATTCCCGCTTGCCCTGGTGGGGCTCGTACTTGGACCGGGCCTCACAGAGGCGGCCCAGGATGGACCGGCGATACCCATTTTCATGGATGTGGTACGGGTACTTGGGCTTGGGCTTAAGCATCGTTCGCGGCTCCCGGGGTCTCGGTGTTCATGGGCAACCTGAACCCCTCGCCACCCTGGTACGGGGGCCGGTTCTCCAGGGCGCGGACTTCGTTCGGGTTGAGGATTCCGTTGGTCACGGCCTGGGTGTAGGCGGTGAACCGGGCGGCGATGTCGGCGCGGATCAGGTCGTCCACGGTGAACTCGAAGAAGTAGGTGGCCCGCTCCTCGGGGGTCAGCAGGTCCCGGGCTAGGGCCTGGGTCCAGAGGCGCAGCCAGGGCAGAACCACCAGGGAAAGGAACTGTTGCCCCATGGATTCCGCGTTGTTGTGGGTGGCCCGCTCAAGCTCTTGCAGCAAGTGCAAGGGGATGCGGAAAACCCGGGCGATCTCGGCAATTTGGTGGCGGCGGAGTTCGAGGAACTGGAGGTCGACCGAAGAGAACTGGAGGGCGGCGAAGGTGGCCGCGCTCTCCAGGACCATGGTTCTGGCGCTCTCGCCTCCGGCGTAATTGGCCTCCAGGCTGTCGCGCAGGCGCTTCGCGGTGTCGTCGGTCAGCTTGCCCGGAACGGTCACAACCCCTGAAGGACGTGCCCCCTTGGCGAACAGGCGCCCGGCGTAACCCTCCATGGCGATGGCCAACCCAATGGCGTCCCGGGCTTCGTGGATCAGCGACAACCCCTTGACCGGATCCGGGCCGGGCAGGCGAAGGCGGAAGAGGTCTTCGCGGGGGATCACCCGGGGGCGGCCGTCGCTTCCCGTGGCCCGGAAGAGCGGTTCCCCGGTAACCGTGTCCTGTTCCGTGGTGATGGCGCGGGGCGCGGCCTGGACGATCTCGACCACCCGGCCCCGGGCGCGCCCCACATGGGAGAACGCTTCCCCGTGCAGCAGGGCGGCGGCCATGGTCGATTGCCGCCATTCCGTCGACGTGGTCCAGGGATTGGGGCCTTCGGAGACCAGGGCTTCAAGGGGGTGGTCGGTGGCCCGGTCCTTCGATCCATCGGCGCCACGGCGGTACATGTGGAGCGGCAGTTGGGCAACGGCCTCGGACAGGACCCGGACGGAGGCGAGAACCACGGGGCACTTCAACGCGGTCTCGGGGGAAACGGCGATCCCGGCGGAGGTCTGGGCACCCGCGAGCATCAACGCTTCCAGCGAGGACCAGCCGTCCCGCTTTTCCAATCCCAAGATGCGCTTGAAGAAACCCATGTGCTCGCCTTTCGTGTCCCACACATACAGTGGAACGTAAAGCGAACGATATCAATACACTTGAAATACCAATGATTACGCTTGTTGTCATTTACTGTCGGTTTATCTTAATCCGTTCCGAAACGTGGCTAACTTTTCAAGAAATGACTTGCTTCCGAATGCCGCCAACCGTCGTGGGGCTGACACCAACCGCTCGGGCAATCGCTCGGTCTGACCACCCGAAGGTGTCCGGATTGGACAGCATGGCGACGATCCGCGCTCGACGCTCGGTTGCCGTGAGGGGGTGTCCAGACTGGACAGGGGCTTCCCTCTGCATGACCAGGGTTCGGAAGGCGTCCAAAATGGACGGCACGGCGTCACAAACCGTCCGCATGCCAATTTCTTCCGCCGCGTACTCCAGGCGCACCAGGATGTCGTCCAAGGTGACGATGGGCAGTTCCTTGGTCCACATGTCCCGGACCTTGTTCCGCCTCCAGGCGGCGGGAAGATCAAGCGAGGTATCGTTCCAATCCTCGAAGACGTGACAGAGTTCATCGTCCCTGATCTCCCAATACTGGGCCTCTTCCCGAGCCTCGCGGATCGTGGTCGGCAAGGGGATTGCGGCCAAGAGGGCGGCCCGGCAGGGATCAGCCGGTTCCGCCCTGAACTGGTACAACTCCCATCCGCCCATCCGGCGGTGCCACCGACCGACCAAGTGGGGTTCGTCCCCGTTGGGTTGAAACGGCCCTTCCAGCCAGGGCAAGGCGGCGTTGTGCAAAGCCTGCTCCCGGGGATCCCGGGCCATGGCCGCTTCCTCGCTCCCGTACCGCTCCAGGATCTCCCGGCGCTTGGCAGCCCGCTCCATGGCGCGATTGGCATTGGCTTCCGCCTGCTTGGCCTTCCAACCCGGTTCGCGCTGTTCCATCCAGTCGCCGAAACCGTCGAAGCTGAAACCACCAGAGGACTGGGTGGTGTTCTGGCGCGGCGTGTCCACTTTGGACGGACCACCCTTCATCCTGGCGGCCACGTCCTTGAAGTCCAGACCTTCGGCGGCCAGGGCGGACTTTGCCTTGCGCAGGGCGGCCAGGGCCTCCGCGTCATTGTCGGAGCTTGCCAGGGCCAGCAGCTTGGAAAGCTTGTCGTGGTTCATGACTGGTCCCCTTGGTTCTGGTCGAGGAAATCGCGCAGGGCGACGCGGGCGGGGCGATTCAGATTGAAGCGGCCCGCGATAAAATTGCACATGGTCGGGCTCGAAACGCTGACCACGCCAGCCAACCGCCCGAGGGCTCCTTTGCCCACGCGGTCCTTCCACGCTTTCGCGTCCTGCCGAAGGACGGCGGTTGATGGGTCCGGCCCAGATGCCCGAGTGCCCAACAGGTCTTCCAGATCGATTTGATGCTCGGGGCATGCTTGGGGCATGCTCGGGGCATTGCTCCCAGCATGCGACCCGCATGTGCGCTCGGCAGCTTCGGGCGCAGCTTCGGGCAATGCTGGGGGAACCACTTCCCCCGCTTGACCACGGTCATGGTGATCCGGCGCCACAGCCTCCGGCGGTCCTACTACTGCTTCTTCGCCGGATGTTTTGAGGATGCGTTTTGAGGGGGGTGGCTTTGACGATTTGTCTGGTACCCTCCCCCCAAAGTTATAAAGCGGTTCACCTTTCGACACATTTGATGATGACCCGGAATCGTTGGTTTTCTGGGCTTTCGTGTTTTTGGCATTGTCAAAAGGTGCACCTGTATTTGTCGAAAGGTGCACCTGACCGAGTTCACCTTTTAGCACCTCGTTTCTGTTTTCTCGGTACCGCTTCCAGTCGTCCGACGGGATGATGAAGCAATTCCTCCCGTTCACGTCCTTGCCCTCAAGAGGCACGAAGGTGAGGGTGTACTTGCTGAGGTAATTAGCGGTCCTGTCTTTCCGCCCACCCCTCTCCGCGATCACAAGCCCGCGCCGTTCCGCCTCGTCGATGGCCTTGTTGATAAAACGGCGCCCAATGCCAGCGGCCACGAAATCGTTGTACGGGACATGCAACGAGCCATTGCCGTTCCCGGCATGGAGGAGGTATTCCACGATTATCCGGTCGACCAGACGACGGCAGTTGATGGACATTCCTGTCCATGCGTCGGACGTGAGTAGGTCCAGGGGCATGGGGACCCAGGACCGATCCTTCAGGTGCTCAAGTTTCCGCTTGTCATAGGCAATCCTCGCCATGGCCGTGCCTTCCGGTGATCGGTTCGGGGATCAGCGAAGGCCCCGGAGGGCCTGGGCTTCCTGGTCCTCAATGAACTTCCGGAGGGTGGATTTCCGGGCCGCCAGCTTGGCCCCAAGGCTGAACACGGGAATGCGCTTGATCTTTGCCAAGTGGTAGACGCTCCGGGCGGATATGCCCATCTCGGCGGCGATGGCGTCGGCACCAAGGATGATGTCGGCGCTCAAGGAGGTAGGAGTTTCTTGGGTCATGATGTCTTCCTCTGTCTCAATAGAAACTGAATCAGTTGATGAAGGATGGTCGGCTCTTATAGAGCCGATGCAATTGCCCTGAGGGCATCTCCATCAATGTACCTAACGGTACGAAGTCCTGGGCCGTTCTGGCCGTCGAGCATGGCTAACTTCTCGTCAGAAGCTATCACGCCATAGTCAACTATGAGGGAATTTTCTAGGAAACCTCCGGTCTTGAACTTTTTGTCTACAGTCTTAATAGTGAGGCGTCCAGATGCTCGCCCCTCCATTACTGAATAAGTTACTTCAACAGCATTTGCACCATTGAAATCTTTGTTTACGTGTTCGCATAGTCGGTCCATGGCACCAGTGGTAAAGGTATGAATTATTGATTCAAAAGAACTAATTGTGTCGTGCCTCTTGAACAGATAGGAAAATCCCTTGTGGACAACAATATTATGACTGCTAGTCTCGATGTGCGGGTCATAAATTATGTTCATCACCCCTTTTTCGTCTGCCTTCTGTGAAAATGGCCACCTCTGAGTTTGCTGGTAGCTAACCCTCTCAGTTTCCTCTTTGCCCATTCCTTTGAATAAATAGCTATTAACGTAAGAAATATTACTTTTATTTCTCTGGTGCTGGGCAATGGTTTCACCAGCATCCTTTGCGTAACGAGAACCCATCATCGCCACCAGAAGAACAGCGGCATCACGTGCTGTCATATCAGGCGCTGCGGTCCCCCGGGCACCCTGGGTGATGTAACCGGCCTCCCGGGCGTACCGGGCGTAAAGGCCAACGTTGTTCCGAGACCAGCCCGTAACCTCCGCCGTCACTTCCACCAGATCCGAGAGCTTCGCCATATGCCGTAATCCTTGTTGATAGCGATGATGGTTTCATACTTCATGCGGCCCGCCAACACAAATTGAATCTGATGCAATTAGGTGCCATCATGCGGGAAGCTCAAACCCGGGAGGCATAACATGGCATCCATTCGGAAACGCACCTGGACCACACCCGGCGGGGAGACCAAGACGGCTTGGGCCGTGGACTTCTCCGACGCGGCGGGAAAGCGCCAGAGGCGGCAGTTTTCGACGAAGAGGGCGGCGGACGCCTTCCGGATCGAAAGCGAAGGCGCCATCAAGAAGGGCACCTATCGGGCGGACGCGGACAAGGTGACCATCACCAAGGCGGCGACCACATACCTGGAATACCTGGAAGGGCGGCGGGACCGGGGAGAGCGCATGTCGACCAAGTTCCATGCGGTCGTGAGGGGGCATGTGTTCAACTACATCGATCCCCAACCAGATCGGGACACCAAGCGCGGACGGACTCGGACACACGTTGGATTCTCCGAGGGCCTGGGGGCCGTCAAGATTGGTCAGCTATCGGCGTCGGCGGTTGCCGACTTCCGGGACCGACTCCGGTCGCATGGGGTTTCCGTCCCAACCACCCGGAAGATCCTCGCCACCCTCTCGCGGATCCTGGACCACGCGATCAGCCGGGATCTTCTGGCGGTCAACGTGGCCCGATCCGTCGAGGTCATCGGGCGCAGGGAAGAGGGTTCCCAGAAGATCGTCCCGCCCACCAAGGTGGAGATGAAAGCCCTCTTGGATGGCGCCCCCGAGGACTTCCGCCTTGCCCTGGCCTTCGCCGCGGCGACCGGGCTCCGGGCAGGCGAGCAATGGGGTCTGAAATGGAAATGCGTGGATCTCAAGAAGGGCGAGGTCCGGGTGACCTGTCGGGTCGATCAGTATGGGGCCGAAGACCTGCCCAAGACCGACGCGGGCTTGCGGACGGTGCCCATCGGGGATTCCATCGTCGCCCAACTCAAGGCGTGGAAACTCCAGTCCAAGCATTCAGGCCCCGAGGATCACGTCTTCGCCAACAGCCGGGGCGGCCACCGGCACCACTCCAATGTCTTGCAGGATCGCTTCTATCCCTTGAGGACGAAGACCGGTGTCGAGCATCTGAATTGGCATGCGCTCCGACACTTCGCGGTGTCCCTCTGGATCGAAGCGGGGCTTCCCCCGAAGGCCATTCAAACCTATGCCGGACACTCCACCCTGACCGTGACCATGGACCGGTATGGACACCTGTTTCCCGCCGAAGACCACCGGACCACCATGTCCGCCATCGCCAAGGATCTTTTTTGA